GCTTCGCCCTGAATAATCGCCACGCGCGTCAGGTCGGGCAAGACGCCTGAGGTATCTGTTTCCGCCGCGCCGCCATTTTGGGAATACGCCATGTCGTTCGCCGCATAGGCGACCACCTGCAATGCAGCGGCAGGCAGAGAAATCAATCCGCCAGTGAAATCTGCAACCGCGCTACCTGAATTGAGAATTAAACCATCCGTAGTATTCGGCGGCGCGATAAGGCGATTTCGAATAACGCTGGTTCCGCCATTGTCAATCTGGATGTTTGACCCTGAACTCACCACACCATCGCTGCGATGCGCTTCATGAAAACAATCAGTAAACAAAGTAGCGCGGTCTGTGGCGCTGATGGCAATTGTTCCGACATCCACCTCCCGGGTAAGCGCCGTGCCTTCCGTCAATATCGGGCTGGTTGGGAAAGTGCCGATTTCGCACTGCGCCGCGTCCACCGCTACCACATCGCCGCTTGTGCCGATGCGAATACCAATCTGCGGATTGGTGATGGTTGCGAAAGGAATGGAAAAGCGCTGCCAGTCGCCAGTCAGCGTCACGGCGGTCCAATTCGTGCCGCCGTTCTGGGTAATCTCTACCGTGCCGGTGCCAGTGATGCGGCGCAGATAAAAGGACGTGATGCGCGCGGCACTTGCCGCTGTGATGCTTTGCAGCACCGTCGCGTTATTCGCCGTGGCGGTCAGCCGCGATGCGCTATTGGCAAGGCCGCGAAGGTCAATTACGTCCCGCGCGGCAGTGATATTGGTTTTCACCCAGGCCGCTTGCGTGAAGTCCTGCGCCTGCAAGGCGGCATTGGCGCGGCCTGGTTCCAGCAGCAGGCCGCGCCGTTCGCCCGTGCCCGGCGCGTGGTCAAGACGCCACTCGCCAGCTGTGGCGATTTTCAGCAGGCCATCGGCGCCGAAATACGTCGCCTCACCCGCGCCGCCGCCACCGCCACGCGCGGCGGACCATGCCGCCATGCTGGAAGGGACCGCCTGCATGAAATCCAGCGCCACCACCGGCGCGGCTTCCACCAGCGCCTCCTGAGAACCCACGCGCGCCCGCACGGTAGCGCCCGCGCCAAGCGTGGTGGAAATCAGCGCAGCGCAATCCACAGATCGCTCCGAATTGAAATCGGCATAGATTGTCGCGCTGGAAGCATTCAGCCGCGCGCGGCGGCGCGGTTGCGCGTCTTGCAGATTTTGCAGCGGCATCGTGGCGACATTGGCCTGATCGCTGGAAAGGGAAGCGGCTGTGATCGCGTTATCGTAAAGAAAAGCGCCTGGCATCAGCCTGCCCCCCAAAGTGTGATTTCCACCCGCCGCGCGCTCAAATTTTCGCGCCAGGCCACCACCACGCCAATAAATCCGTTTTGCAGGCCGAAGGCCGGATAGGTGACGCGGCCAATCTGCCCGATCTCGATCTGACCCAGGTAACGATCCGTCACCACCCGCACCATGCGCGGCCCGGCTTCCAAAACCGCGCGCCATTTATTCGCCCGCGCCAGCGCATCGGCTTCCAGGGCGTAGCTGGCGCGGAAACTGATGTCGCGCTGCTGCGCCACCTGCGATGTGATGATGGCGCTTTCGGCCCGCGCAAAGCTGCCTTCCTGCGAAAGTCGTTGGCGATCCGCCGCCGATACCGCACCGGCGATGTTGGACAGCGGCGCATGGTTCCGGTCCCACCGCACCGCCACCGCGCGCGGCAGGGGGCGAAGGCTGGCAGGAAGCGGCAGGGGTTCACAATCCAAGATGGTGGCAGCGGTCACGTCAAACTGCGGCGCGTCCGTCGCCAGCGGATCAGCCAGGATCAAGCGCCCCGCCCTACCGCCTGCCAGGATGGCGCCTGAGCCTGCCAGCATATCCTCTACCGCCGATAGCGCGCTGACCGCCGTGGCGCCCTGGTAGAAGCCCACAATGCCCGGCAAATCCACCTCGGCAAACGCCCAGGCGGTGCTTTCAAATTCGCTGGCGCCATAAGCGCCGCCAAGGCTTTCCAACATGCGGCGCAGGATGGTTGGCAGCGTGTTTATGTAGATCGGCACGGCATCGCCGCGCAGATCGGCGGTTACGTCGCCATCCGGCGATGCGCCGAGTTGAAACAGGCCCTGCGCCGGGTAATCGCGCGCCTGGCCCACTGTTGGCGTGCCGGATGTGATGATGGTCTGCGCCACGCCCCGGATGCGAATGGCGTCATGGCCGGCGATTTCGCGCCAGTGCGATTGATAAGTTGGCAGGCTGCCCGCGCCTAGGTCCACATTGCCGAGAAATACCGGCGCGACATTGAAAACCTGCCCAAGCGCCACCGGCTTGGGTTTGCCTTTCATGTCTGTGCCGCCTTCTGTGCCGCCGGTGCCCTGATAGAGCGTCGGCTGCAAGGGGGTGGATAGACGTTCCGTAATGTCATTCAGGGCAAGGCGCGCTGCAAATGCGCCCGTGCGGTCAACCTGCCGCACAATGCCCGAAAACGGCACGGCAGCGCTGGCAAGGCTGGTGCCGAAATCGCTGGCGCTGGCATCGTTCACCGGAATTGAAAAAACCCAAGCCTGCCGGCCATCCGCAATGCCATACCGCGCCAGATCGGCGGCGAAGCCATCAGCATCTGCCATCGCGATTTCTGACACGGTTAGCGCCACGCGACCGCCAACCGCCACCGCATCGGCGGCAGATTGCCCGATTTCAATGTCGCCCAAAATGCGCGGCTCGAAAAACTCCAGCGCGGGCGTGTCAGTAGTGGCGGAGTAAAAACCAGCCGAGGCAAAGCGCAGCGCCGTAATGTTCTGCGGCGAGATGAACGCATCCGGCAGGAAGGCCGGTGCCAGCATCCCCGGCGCGTCAAGCGCGATCATGCCGCCACCGCCTTTACCTGGATTTCCAGCGCCAGGATCACGGCGCGCGGTTGGTCCCCGATGGTCAGCATGGGGCGAAAGGCAAGGCCCGCGTTTGACATGCCTTCCGCCAAGATGGCAGGCGCGTCCATGGCCGGGGCGTCATCACCGAACATCGCCCGCCCCTTTCAGCCGCACCGCCGCACCCCAGAACAGCCCTACCGCGCAGGCTGCAACTACCGCGCAAAACAAGGCGGCGTGTCCGCCTGAGATTGCCACCGCCAAGGCCGCGCCAGCCGCCACAAAAAGGGCATCCTGCACGCAATCCCGCGCATTGGCCCATGACCGCTCGCGAAGGAAATCCGGCACTTCCTTCACCAGCGCATAGCCAAGCGCCGCCGTTGCGAATGCCTGGGCAGGCGAAAGCCAAAACAGGAAGCCCCCCGCCAAGGCTGCGCCGATCAGGGCATGGGCCATCTGCGCCGCGCACCAGAGGAACCAGTGATCACGCTGCGCCGATGGCGTATTCAGTTCGGCCAGGATCAGGCGGAGCGTTTTCATTAAACGCTAATCGCCGCCGCAGCGATGAACATTTCATCAAGCTGCGCTTCCGTCATGTTCAGTTGCGCCGCGATGGCCGCAATCAATGCGGACTGGCGCGGGAATACTGTCGTGTATTCCCAGGCCTGAAATTCCACGCCGCCCATGGCTTGAAGTGTGTCGTTCACGTCTTGAAACAGGCTGCGGCCTGGCGCGCTGCCCGGCATATTCATCAGCAGGGCGCGCGCCTGGAAGTTCGTCACCTCTTGCGGGACGGCTGGCGCTTGCGGCGGTGGCAGCGCAGCGATTTCTTCTGGCGTCAATTCGACTTCGATTGATTCGCCGGTAAGCACGTTCATTTCAATGCGTGTCGGGGTCATGATCAAAACTCCCACATGATGATAGCTGCGCCATTATCAAAAGTGTCTGTGCCGTTTACTGTGGTTATTCTCAGCCTGTCCAAAACGCCCGCAAGCGCTTTACGTCCAGAAGTAAACAGAGCATATCCGCCTGCTGTGTTAGATGAAATAAACCCGTTTCCGACAAAGCTATTGTTGGTCACATTGAAAAGATCAAGCTGTAAGCGACCTGTATAAAGTTGCGCTGCCACCATAGCGGATGAGTCGCCAAAGGCAAATCCAGTTGTATATGCCGCGTGCGAAGCAAAATTATTTGATCCAGCGCGCGTTCCACCCACCGTGTATCCGGTTGCTTCAATGCCAGTGGAAATGCCAAGCTGAACCATAATCGGTGACGTGCCATTAGTTGAAACACGATCAAACAAAACGGTGACCCGCCGCACGCCAGCCGGGATGCTGGTGAAATCAATCGACACGCCGCTTGTGGTCGCCTGTTCCGTTCCGCGATTGATGCCGACATTATTGCCGTCAATCGCCAAAGGCCCCACAACATCCACCGCCCCCGAGGCCGGCACCGTAACGCGCGCCGTGCCGCTGGTGCGAAGCGTGACAGTAGAACCACCCAAAAGCAAAGGCTGAAAGCTCGCTTCTGTCGGGTTTACGGCTTCCACATTCATGCCAGTGGCGGCCAGGGATTGCAGGCGCAGCGCATAAGACGCGCCAGCCACGCGCTGCAAGGTGGCGCCATCCGATCCGGCTATTTGATACCGCCCGCCTTCCCAGCGCGCGACTTCCACACCGCCGAGCGATACCGCCAAGATATTCGCGCCAGGCGCGTGAAAGCCAGTATCAGGATCACCCGTTGGCGTAATGCCAGGCAGCAGCGCAGTCCCCGCCTGCATCCGTATCGGGCCGGTGGATTGGACCTCGCCACTCACAGACAGATTGCCGGTGACGTTTGGCCCCATCATCACCGCCGCGCGCCAGGCGCTGGCCTCACGGAACACCTGGGCAGATTGCCCCGGCTGCAACACCAAAGTCGCTGCGCCATTGATCAGCTCGGCACCGTTAGGATCAATGGTCAGCGCCACCGTTCCGCTATTGATCACCAGCCACCCAGCACCAAGCGGCACCGTGGCGATGGCAGGCAAAAGCACGAAAGCCCCGGCAGTGCTTCCAGTAAACACCACCGCATTTCCAAGGTCCGCCAGCGCCAGCGTCGTAGAGGCAGAAACCGACACAACCTCCCGCGCGGCGGGGGCGAATACGGCAAAGACATCCTTCGTCCCTGTCGGCAGCGTCACAAGCGCGTTGGAGTTTGACGAAAGCAGCACCGTCGCGCGCGTCAGGCTGCCGGGCGTGCCGCCGTTAAAATCGCCAAGGCCAAACTCAAAACCGGTCGACCATTGGATCATGTATAAAATGCGCCGCGATGATGCGCCGAAAGCGGCGGCGAAGCTGCGCGCATTGGAAGCAGCGGCATTCAGCACAATCGTGCCGGTGCCTGCGTCATTGGTAGATTGTTTCGCGCGGTAAGCGGGAAGGGGCATGGGTTCCGTCCTTACACAGTGGCGCGCGCCAACAGCGCTTCATTCTGCGCTGTCAATCGCCGCAGTTCCGTCAGCAGGCTATTCAAGACTTGCGTTTGCGCCTGGCCGGTGCCGATTACGGCCAATTCCAGCCGATCAGCGCCCGCCACCTGGGCTTCCAAAAGCGCGCCCAGATTGGCCGGATCACTCCCCGGCGCAGCGGTGCGGAGCGTGCGGGAAACGTCCGCCACCAATTCCGCAAAGCTGCCGGAAATGCCGAGAAACTCCCGCGCGACAGGCAGCGCAATCTGTGCCACGCGCGCAAACTCGGCCAATTCTTCTGGCGTCGCGCCGTCCAACAATGGTTGCTGCGCCGCCGAAAGGCTTGCCAGCGCCGCGCCATAGCGTGCTTCCAGCGGCAAGCCGCCCAAGTCGCCAAGCGTGAGGCTCTCCAACAAGCCTTGCGTAATGCCGCGCATCTGGTTGTCAAACTGGCGCATCACGGCCAGCCGTTCATCGGCGATGACCTGCTCCAATTCCACCACGCGGCGGCGGTATTCATCGCCTGTTCGCTCAAACCCAAGCGCGAAAAGCTGATCCCCGAAGGCGCGCAATTCCGCTTCCGCACGCAGGTCAAATTGCGTCAGGCCAGCCCCGCGCGTATCGCCCGCCGCAATCATGCGGCGCGATGCAATGGTGCGGTCTATGATGTCCAGATCGCGGGCGCGGTCGGCTTCAAGCTTTGCGATACGCTCCGCGCGCTGCGCTTGCAAATCGGTTTCAGCCAGGCCCAAATCGCGCGCCTTTTCTGTCGCGTCATCATAGGTTTTGGTCAAGGCTTCCATGGCGGCGGTAAAGGCGCTGGTTTGTTCCGCCGCGCGGGTGAGCGGATCGTAAATCTGCGCCACAAAATCCGCAGCCTGAAAGGCCTGTTCCAGTGTAGAAGACTGCCGCCCCGCCAGCGTGGAGAAGGCGGTCATCTGATTGACATTACCGCTGCGAAGCTGAGCGATAAACGCCGCCTGCTGCAATTCGCGCGGCGAGCCGGAAGCCTGGCCGAAACCGATTGCCGCTTGCCCAGGCGCGGCAAAGGTCAGGCCGCGCGCCGCCGCCGCTTGATTGATGGCGTCAAGCTGCTGTTGGACCGCCGCCGTGGCGCCAGCCTGGTCCCAGCGCTTGCCGGCGGCGTTTGTGATGTTCAACAGGCCGGCGTCATTCACGCCAAGGAATACGTCGCCCCCGGCGCGCGCAGCCATACCTTTGCGCGTCGGGCCGAACAGGCCGCCTGCCGTGCCGCCGACAAAACCGCCGATGATCGGGCCAAGCGGGCCTAGAACAGGAATAAGCGCAAAGCCGATAGCGGTGCCAATGGCCGCGCCAATCGCGCTGCCAGCTGTAGGATCAGCCGTGCCACGAATACCGCCGCTAATCGTGCCGCCCAGCATGCCCGCGCCGAAGCCTGCGGCGGCAGAACCAGCGACGGCGCCGATGCTCATGCCGGAAACACCTACTGCGGCTGGTGTAGCCGGCCCCATCATGCCGCCAGGCATAGCCGCAAGCGCGCTGTTTGTGGCGCTTGCTTGCGCTGCGGACCCAAAGATCGGCTGCGCCAAAAAGCTACTGATGCCCGCGCCAGCACCGCCCAGGCCCAGCATATTCATAATGCCACCGCCGCCGCCCGCCATGCCAGAAACCGCCTGCCCTGCCTGCAATATCTGGCCCGCGCCAATACCGCCGCCGCCGCCTGCGCTTACACCGCCCGGCTGGAAGGCGCCCATCAGCGTGGGGCGGCTGGTGCCGAACACCGCATTGGTGATGGGCGCCACAATGGCCAGCTTCAGCAAATCCGCCGCGATGCTGGCGATCACGCCCTTCATCAAGCTTTGGAAATCCAGCGCTGCCTTCCCGCCCGCGGCAAAGGCGTTCACCAGGCCGGTGCCGATCCGGTCCAGCGCGTTTTCGCCGATCTGCGCCAGCGCATCGCGCGACCGGCGGGCGAATTGTTCCGCTTGGCGCGCGGCCTGTTCCTGCGCTTCACGCGCGGCGCGGGCGGCAGGGTCCAGCGCGGCCACGGCGCGGTTGTATTGTTCCTGGGTGATGCGCGCGGCGCCAAGCGCGGCATCAAGGGCAAGCAGCTGCTGAGCGTAGCGTTCCTGTTCCGTGGCCGCGCTGCTGGCCAGCGAAATGCCGGATTGCACCAGGCGCTGGTATTCGCGTTCGGCTTCGCTGAGTTCAGCCCGGGCGGAACGGGCTTCGCGCGTGGCGCGGGTGGCTTCAGCAGCCGGCGGCGTGATAAGGACAGAACCTGTGGCTTCACCAAACGCGGCAATCTGCCCACGCAAAAACCCCAGGCGATTATCCAGATCACCAACGGCGCCGCGGCGCTGCGCGATTTCCGCCTGCAGGCGAATAATCTCAGGATTTCGTGCTGCGTTTTCACGCACGCGGGCAATTTCCAACTGCAGGATGCGTTCACTTTCTTCCGAAAGCGCCGCGCCACCTGGCCCGCTACGCGCGGCACTTAGAACCTCTGGCCTTAATCCAATTCGACGGTCAATTTCCCCTTGGATATTGGTGATTTCAGCGCTCAGCGCTTGGCGCGAAGCCTGCCCAGCCGTGGCCAGCGCTTCCAGCGTGCGTATCTGGCTTCTTATGCCTGCTTGCGCCGCGGTTTCAGACAAGCGCGAAAATTCAAGCAGAACATCATTGACCTTGGTCAGCTCGGTCGCGTTGTCCCGATACCGGCCCGTCAGCCAATCAATGGATTTCCCGAATTTATCACTGATTGAATCCCAATTACGGAAAATCTCATAGGCTGCCGTGGCAGCCACCACCACCAAGCCAAGACTGCCAGCCAAGCCCACGCCGCTGCGCATTGATGTGGCCAGGGCCAAGGTGGAATTCGCCAGGCTCTCAAACTGGCGCTGCGTGATCGCCAGATCGCCATTGACCTGGCTCAGGCCCTGGCGCAGCGCATTACCGGCCAAGCCGACCGCAGCCACGCCCCGGCTGGCAGCCTGCCCGCCCGTTTCCAGCTTGCGCATGGCGGTATCGCCTGCCTGGCCAAGCTGTTCCAGTTGCGCGCGCGCTTCCTGCGCGCCTTCAAAGGAAAGCCGGATGGAAAGGCGCTGATCTGCGGAACCGCTCATGCCAACCTTCCTGCTATTGCTGCATTCACTTCACGTTTCACCGCCAGCTTCGCGGCTTCAGCCGGGCCAGCAATGTCCAATAGTTTCCGCCCGGCCACCTGGCGACGCAGCGCGAAAAGCGGCAACGGCTTTTTCTGGTCTGGCGCGACAAAAACCGCCGTCAGGCCTTCGCCCTTTTTCGCCTTCATGATCAGGATGCGGCGGCCTTCGATCGGCGCATTACGCCCCTTGGGCTTGGCCTTGGCCACGCGCGGCCCGCGCTTGCCATGTGTGGCGGAAACCACCACCGCGCGCAGCTTTTTGGCGGCTTCGTCAATATCGGAAACCTTGCGCAGCGCGCCCGCCGGCACCGTGCCGCCCTTACGGCTTTTCCGCGAATAGCCAAGGCCAAGATGAATGGCGGCCGGCAGCGCAATCACCACATACTGCTTCCGGCCCGCGCGAATGGTGCGGCTTTCATCGAAAGCACGGTGCAGGATGGTGCTTTTGGAATACACCACCGCCGCCGGGTCCAGATTCAGCTTCGATCGGCGCTTGGGGAATTTGTCCAAGCGCCAGGCTTTTTCCAGCCCTTCCCCAAGATTGGCGCGGCGCACTTGGGCGCGCAGCTCCGCCTGCAGCACTTCACCCGTGCGGTGAACGCCATCCCGCAAACCGGACGCTAGAATTTCCTGGCGCTGCTTGATTTCATCGGAAATCAGCTTGTTCGCTTTCACCAGGATTTTCATTCACCGCCCCTTCGCCGCTTTTTTGCCGCCTCCAGTTCCGCCTCGATCCCGCCCAAGCTGCGGAAGGCATCGAAAACCCAGGCCGCCTGGTCCGCCACGCCGCCCGCATCCGGCCAGGTGGCATACCCACCCATGCCGGCCCGGCAGGCGAACCAAAGCTGCACAAATTCAATGAATGCCCGCGGCGTGGTGATGCGCGGGTTTTCTGCCACTTCTTCATCGCCGATCAGAAACGCGCCCCCATCGGAAGCGTATCGGCCTTCGCCAGCGCCAATGCCGTGAAGTGCGGCAAGGGCGCCCCTTAGTTTTTTTCCTGCGCCTTGGTTACCTGCATCAGGTCAATCGCGGCACCGGCGATGATGGACAGGTCTTCTTCGCCGCATTCTTCCAAAAGCTCATCCGGCACCAGGCCGCGCACGCGCTGGAAGGGGGGCAGCAGGTCAGATTGCCAGCCGCGCAGCGCGTGCCGCGCAGTCACCAGCGGCATCAGCGAAAACCAGCGCACCTGGTCCGCCAACATGGCGGCATAGGCGGGCACCGCGCGCGCGGCGGATTCCATGACGCGCAGCGCATCTTCATCGGCCTTGGCCATGGGTTCCGCGCCATCAACCTGCGCCGCTTCAGCGCGGGCAATCACGGCCAGCAAATCCGCCAGGTTATCCGGCGCCAATTCCTTCATGGCGCTGGCCAGGCCTTCCAGCAATTCAGACCGCATGGGCAGGCGGCAGCCTTCACGCGCCATATCCGCACGATACGCCGCGCGTTCGCGGATGGTGAGCGGCGCCACTTCATAAATGCCGCGCTTGCCATCCACCTTGCGGATGGATCGGCGGGACAAAACAGGTTCTTCGGTTTTCATGGGAATCCCTTGTGCGAGGGTGGGTGGCCGGGCTGCGCACACAGCCCGGCCAGTGTCACGCGCGCGATGCCACTTGCACATGACACCGGGACGCGCGCAACCGCGTTTCAATCCAAGCGGGCATCAACCCGCCACGCGCGCAACCGCGTTCCGCTGTGCGAGGATTGGATTAAAAGGCGGTCAGGAACACCGTGGCATCAGGACCTTCAGCCTCAAAGCTGATGGTATCCACAACCAAGCCACCCCGCTGACCAGGGTTCATGGCGGTGGCACGGACGGAAGGCAGCACAATAGCGAAGCGGTTTCCGGGGGTGCTGCCAAGGATGGCACCAAGGCTCATGTTAGTGCCGTTGCGGAAATTGTTGAAGCGCGGGATGGAAACCGTAGTATCCATTAACGGATCAATGCTGCCAACCACGTTGCGCGAAACCGGAACGGCCGGATCATAACCTTCTGCAGCTTCCGGATTTTCAGGGAGTACCGTGTTGACCCCCGCCTGCACTGAAAAACGCCCCACACGCGCAACGGCACCAGCTAAGCGGCAAGCACCAGCCACAAAACGCGGGGCGGTCGGGCGGGCTGCGGTGTTCCAGCCGACAGGCATCGAAACATTCTCCGCAGTTGGCACAAAACTCCCCATAAAGTCGAATGACAGGAAGCCAATCCCGCCTGTGGTCAACTCAAGGGACCAGGTGCCCAAGCAGCCCGTAAAGCGCCAGCGCATACCATCCTGATAGGCATAGATGGTGCAGGTCTTGAACACCGCTTCATCGCTGGTTGGGCTGTAGCGCTGGTTGATCGGGATTTGCGCGGTTTGCGTGACGGTGAAGGTGGTGCTGACGGTGTGGATCAGCGAAGCGACGCGGCCCGCGGTGTAATCCGCAATGGCGCTGAGTGCGGGCTGGTCGCCCGTGATGGCGCCCAGCGCCAGCGGCATGCCACGGTATTGCTGCGCAGTGGTGCCGAAGGTGGCGCCCAGAGTCACGGCGGAAGCACCACCCGCGCTCAACGCAAGCGGGCTGGCAGGCACGGCGGCGGCCGTCAGCGTTTCCTGCATGGTGGCGCATTGCATCAAGCGCCCCCATTCCGGCGCCGTGCCAGCCGTGCCGGAACCACGCAGCGGAACCGTCAAACGCAAGCGTGCGCGCATACCGCCGACAATGGACGCAGCAGGATCCAAACTGCCTGTCATTACAGGGTTTGGCACTGCGGTTTGATCAAATTGAATTTCTCCATTCACCTCAAGGTAGTCCGCATTTGCCGGCGTCCCGGCAATTGCGTCAGTACCAGGGGTGGATTCAATCTTGACGGCGAGCGCCGCAAAACGCTGACGCACCAGATTCGTGCTCATGTTTGATCCTTTCTAGGGAGCGTAAGGGCTGGCCGCCGGCGTCATTGCCAAGGCCTCAAAGCTTGCGTTGAATTCACCCGCCGGAGCGGCAGATTCTTCGATGCTGTAGAGTTCAAATTCCGCGCCGGTGATGTTCGGCTGGATGGTGGCGGGGCCCAGATCATAATCCTGCAGCGCGGCCACCAGGCGCGCATGCAGCGCGGAAAGCGCTTGTTCGGCCACAAGGTCAGTCGCGGCGGTAATGTAGCCAGCCACGGTAAAGCCAATGCGCCATTGGGTTTCACCGAAGGAGATATCTTCATCGGCATCCATGCCGGTGCCGGTGATAATCACGGCAGGGCATTGGCGCGGGTCCAGGGGCGCGCGATGCGCGCGCAGCACCGTCACGCCGGAAAGCTCTGCCTTCAGCCGCGCGGCTACGGCGGCCAGCACGGCTTCACGAATGGGGGTTGGCATCAGGCTTCTTCCGCCAGCATCAGGCGCCAGGCCAGGCGCAGATCGTCACGTTCCGCTGATTCCACGCGGAAGGTCTCATCACCCATCACCAGCAGATCGCCGGGCGAAGGCTGCGTGGGCACATCGGCCACCAGCATATCCACCACGCAGGCGGGCTGCAGGCTACCCATGCCACCGGCCGGGCCAAAGGCTGGCGCGATGGGCGCTGAGCGGATCACGCGCAGCGCCTGGCCGGGCCCGGCGCCGCCGGCGTAATAGGTGGCGCTTTCCGCCAAATCATCATCAGCAAGGATCGTGCGGAAAGCGTCATCCCATACAGTCACGCGGCGTCATCCGCCGCGTCTTCCGGCGCGGATTCGGCCTTGGCGGCGCCGATCAATTCGCGCGCCAGGGGACGGGGCAGCACCACAATGCTGCCCACTTCCTGGACTTCGCCCGCGACAAGGAATTGGCGCAGCACGCGCAGCCGCGTGGTGCTTGCCTGCGCCGGGCCATCGGCAGCGGGGGCTTCCGCCCCCGCCACCAGCGCCGGCGCGTCTTTCGCGCGCGGCATCAGGTGATGGCCGTGCTGTAGCTGAAGCTGGCGGCGTAGCGCACGCCAACATCAACCGTATAGAAGGCCCGCACACCCGTGATCCCCGCCGGGAAGTTGGCATAGGGGTTCACATCCAGTTCCAGCGCGCCCCATTCGGCAATCACAAGCTGGCTGAAATCACCGAACAGCAAGCGGCTGGCCGGCATTTGGGTGGAAGACATCGCAACAAAGCCCGCCACGCGGCCATCCATCAGCCCACCTTCCCAAAGCGGCGTATCCGTGCTGGCAAAGCGCTGCCGCCCCGCCAACAGCGCCGCCACCGCCGGCGTGCAGACATAACCGGAGGTCGCCGCATTGATCAGCGCATTCGCCGCCATGACATCGGTCTGGAATTCCAGAATGCCAGAGTAGGCGATGGTTGTGCCGGTGACGGAACCAATGCCAGACGTGCTGATGATCCCGGTCGGCTGGCCGGTCAGGCCCGTGCCCTGGATCGCGGCGCTATCCACCGCCAGCGCCACCACCGCCGCCAGATCATTCATCACGATCATTTCAGCGGAAGGCGAAGACTGCATCATCAGCTGCCGGCTGAGTTCGGTATAGGCCGCCACGTTTTTCGGGCTAAGCGCCATCTGACCGAAGGTCTGGTCAGATTCAGAAACGCCAGTGCCTTCATTCGCCAGCCAGGCCGCCGTGGCCGCACCGGTCTGGCGCGGCACCGTGACATTGCCCACCAGGCCGGTCATGCGCATGGCGCCCATGCGCATCACCACGCTGCGCGCGCGCAGAATGTCAATGAAGGAGATGTTATCCGTTGCCACCAAATTGCCACCCGCCGAAGGCGTGGCCGCCACCAGGTCGCGCTTTTGGACATCAAGCGGCACATAGAAGCTGCGCTTGCCCTGCCCGGCGCCGAAGCGCTTGGAGAGTTCGCGATGCGCTTCCAATTCCAGGCCGGCGTCCTTCCAGTCATTTTCCGCCGCCGCGCGCATGGCGCGGAACACGCTGTAACGCGCGACTTCCTTCGGCGTCATGTCCAACTGCGCCGGCGCCACACCAAGCGGCTTGGCTTCACCCTGGCGGGCCAGCAGCACCTTGCCGCGGAAAAGGTCCAGCGTGTCGCCGTTCAGCACGGCATCAACGCCCATGTCACGGACATTGGCCAGGGTGGCCAGGTCCATGATTTCCTTCTGGCGGCGCTGCTCCGCACCATCATCAATCGCCCGCGCGGCGGGCGCTTCCTTCACTTCCGGTTCCATGCCGGTGATCTCCTGTGTTTTCGGTTGAGGTAAAACAGAAGCCGGCGCTTCCCGCCCCACGCCAACTGTCATATCGGCGGGTATGGAAACCAGGCTCACTTCCAGCGGACGCCAGCGCACCGCGCGATAGGTCTGGGGTTCGCCCTTCTTCGCGGGTTCTTCGCGAATATCGAGCAATTCATAACCAACCGACACATTGGTGCGGATGCCATCCGCCACGTCGCGCATCACTTCCTCGGCGAGTGGGCTTCTTCCGAAGCGCACGATTGCCCGGGCCTTCCGGTCATCGCCAAGGGTGACGCTTTCCACCACCCCAACAACAATATCGGGGTCGTGACCCAGCAGCAGCGGCGCAGTGCCGCCGCCGATCCAGCCACGGTCCATTTCATCTTCATTGTGGCCCAGGACTTCCATGCCCCAGGACCGTTCCACCGGCGCTTCAGATGAAAAGGCCAATTCAATGCTGCGCGTTTCCTCATTCAGGGTGGCGCGTTCCAGCGCCACCGTGCGTTTTCCGTGGCGGTCAAAATTCTTCGGCAAGGGCATGGTTCAATCCTCGTCGTCTGCATCAGGTTCCAGCGGCGCGGCAGGCGCGGCGGCGGGCGGTATCAGGTCACCCATCAGGGCTTTTTCGGCCTTCAGCTCAGCGATGGTTTCAGCAAAATCACCGCCTTGCGCCGCCACCGTGGCGGTGCGGCTGGTGATGCCAAGCGCCACGGCCTTTTCCACCGCCGCCACTTCCTTCAGCGGGTCCACCCATTGCCAGCCGCGCGGCACGAAATTTGGCGCGTCAAACTTCCACATCTTGCCTGCCGGCAGGCCCAGCGCGCCGGTGATCAGTGCTTCGCGCAGCCAGGCGGTGAATACGGGCTCACAGAGGCCTGAAATCATCCAGTGCTGCAGCGTGCGGAATTCGTCGCGATCTTCCAATTCCGTGGCGCGCAGGGCGCTGTAATTCATGCCCTCCGCGTCATTGGCGAAGGCGTTATAGGAAACTCCCGCACCTGCCGCGACCGGGCGCAGCATGGCGGAAACAAATTCCTTGAAGGCAGTGGTCGGGTGCTGGGGGTCGAATTGCTGGAAATCCACACCCTTGGGCAGTAATTCGAACGTCCCAGCCGATGCTTCCTGGACCAGCGCGCCATCTTCAGCCAATTCGCCATCGGGTTCTGCATCGGCATCAATCCGATAGAACCCCATCTTGGCGGCGGCCACGCGCGCGGCGGTCAATTCCGCTTCCCCGTAGCCATCGAGCATCGCCAAAGCGCGAATGCCATTGCTGATCCAGGGCACACCCCTGATCTGTTGCGGCCATTCCGGCAGGAACAGATGGATCATTTCCTCAGCCGGAATGCGCACGCGCTTGCGCAGCGGGGCATTCAGCGCGGCTGGGTCATCATTAGGCACATGGGCGCGCATCCAATACGCGGCGGGGCGGTTAAAGGGCGTCAGTTCCACACCAGCGCGCACCACATTGCCGCTGGCGGTGCCTTCCGGCCGGCCATTCACATCGGTTTCAAGCTGCGATGGGTCCAGCATTTCAAGCTGAAAGCCAAATGGATTGCCGCCCTTGTGCAGGCGGATCAGGGCTTCACCATCCCGCGCGACGCCCAGCACCACCAGGCCGCACATATCCAGCCAGGAATGCCGGCCTGTTACGTCACAAACCCCACGCCGCGACCATTGCCAGAAGCCAGATTCAATACGCTGATTCGCGTTTTCATCCTTGCCGGTGCCGCGATCATTCATCACCTGCATTTGCAGCGTGAAGCCCTTGGGCCCTACCACGTTGCGGCGCAGGCTTTTCAGGAAGCCCGCCGTATAGCCTTCATTCTGCGCCAGCCAGCGGGACCGGTTGCGCAGCGTGTCCAACTGCCAACGGATATCGCGGTTTGGCGCAAAACCATGGCCGCCCGGCAAATCCGCCAGTAGGCGCGAAGGCTGCGCGGCCATCCAGCCGCTTTGCGCACGCACCTTGGGGCCCATAGCGGACCAGGTGGCCTGCGCGCCGGGGCTGCGCAGGATGGGCGCGGCGGCCTTGCGGCGGCGGAGGAAATCCAGCAGCGCCATATCAGGCCCTTCCCATGCGTGTCAGCACAATCCGCCGACGCGGGCGGCCAGAAGCCAGCGCGGCGGCTTCCGCTTCGCGCCGCGCTTCACCGGCGTAGTAATCTTTGAGCGCCAGCAATTCCGGGATTGGGATGCGGGCGATTTCCCGATCCCCGATCTTGATGCTGCGCTGATCCTTGCTGGCGCTGCCTTCCAGCATGGCTTCAATCGCGGCCAGGGTGCGCGTGGCATGGCCGCGCAGATCACCCGTGATGGTGGCCGGATTGGGCAGGATGAACAGCCCGCCGGAATAGACCTGGAAGCGCTCACCGGGCTTGGTAACCCAACCGATCAAGGTAGCGGGCAAGCCGCGCGCACCTACCGAAAGCGCAGCCGTATTTGCCGCCGTGGCCGTTGCGATAAAGCCATCCCCCTCCGCCGTAGCGCTGATGGAAAGCTCGACATCGGTGCCGACTAGGCGCCAGGCATTCGCCCATCCTGCGCTGGCCGGGTAGTCTGCGCTGGCCCAGCGCCAAGCCCAGGTATCGCCCGCCGTCGCGCGGAGCGGCGGAGCATCCAGCGTTGCCATACGGGTTTCCTTAGAAGCGCGCGGCGAAGCCTGCGCGGGACTGTTTCCAGAAGCGGCTGCGCCCGGGCTTTGCGGGCGGCGGCATCTTCATCATCGGTTCGGTTTCTGCCGGCGCCTCATCTTCTGGCAAGGCATCCGGCACGGCCAGGTCATCGGCCTGTTCTTCGATATCCAGCGCGGGCTGTAAGGCGCGGCGGCTGGCCTGATACTGCTTCAATTCGCGGGCGGCGCGTTCCCAATCCGCTTCCTGCCAGCGGTCAATCCCCAGCAAGGCGGCGGCAGCGCGGGCATAAACACGGCCATCCAGCGCTTCATTCCGTTCACGGGTTTTCACCCATTCCTGCCGAAAAACGCCGGTGCGGACCTTGTGACGCCGGATTTCTTCCGACACCAATTGCCGGCAGATTTCCTCACCGGCCAGATGTTCGGGCAGGAAGACATAGCCCGCCGGATAAGCCGCGCCGCTTTCCGCCGTGGGCTTTTCAAGCCGAAGCTGGCCGTAAAATTCGCCCTTCAGGTAGCTTGATCCAACTAACCAGGGCTTCAACTGGCCCACGCGCTTGCCGGACCGCTTCACATCCACCTTGCCGCCCGGCACGATGGCCTGCGGCAGATTATCGCGGCCCTTCACCGCAATCACTTTGCGCTGCCCCATCTTGCGCACAAAGGCATAAACTTCGGCGGTTGTGGTGCCGTCACCCGAATCCACCGCCGAAAGGCTGATGGGTAAGGCACCGCCGCTGGCATGCGGGTAGATGGTCTCCAACACCGCCGCCACCTGTTCCCAGGTGCGCCAGGCGAAGGGGCTGCCGATCACCACCACATGATCCACCAACCAACTTTGCCGGTTGCGGCCCCATCCCCAGACAAACACTTCCACACGGCCAGGGCTGCGTTGCACATCCACCCCGGCAGTCAGCTTCAGGCAGCCCGCCGGCAGTGTGCCAGGCGCCCAGGTTTCGCGCCGATCGTAAAGCCGTTGCCATTCTGGCGCTTCACCGGCGATGCGCCAGGCGCGGCCAAGCTTCTGTTGGGTGAAGGTTTTCAGGCCTTCGGGATCATCCTTAACTTCTTCAAATTCCGCTGCCAGATCGCCCCAGGAAAGCGTGGGCGAATACAGCGCATTGATCTGATAGCCCGCATGTTCCGTGATCAGTTCCGGCTTGTCATGCACCCATTCCCCCGCCGCCAGCATGGCCGGGCGGGCGGATGGTTCAATCCCGGTGCCGCACCCATCGCAGTGATATTCCGCGCGCTGAGGCTGCCCCTTCGGCCAGCGCAGGCTTTCCCATTCCAGCGTTTGGCGGTGATCACAATGCGGGCAGGGCACCAAAAACCGGCCCTGGCTGCTTTGCTGATAAGCTGCCGTGACGCGGCAGGAACCTTCTTCCGCCGGCGTGCTGACCTTCAGGATTTTTTCGCGGCCGGCATAGATAATGGCGCGGGCTTCAAGCTGTTTGACCGGATCGCCGCGGCCATCGGCATCCAGCGGATAGTCTGAGACTTCCTCCATCACCAAAACGCGGGCGGAACGCATCTGCAGATTGGCCGATGAATTCGCTGTCAGCAGCTGCAGATACCCGCCGGGAAAGCGCTTGAAGGTGGCGGTGCTTTCTTCACCAGATCGGGCGGTTACTTCTTCAACGCGGGCCGATAACGCCGGGCTGGCCGTAATCATCGGGTCCAGCTTCAAGCGGTTGTAGCCGCGCATCATGTCAATGCTGGGCAGCATCACCAGCACTGGCGCGGGCGTTTCCGCCATGACCTGGCCGATCATGTTCAACGCCGCTTCAGAACCGCCGATCTGCGCCGATTTCAGAAAGGTGACGCGCCGGGCCGGGTGGCTTAGCGTCATCACCTGCATGATTTCCCGCAGATAGGGCACCCGATCCGTGCGCCATTTGCCGGGCCATGGGCTTCCCGATTCGGCGGCGACAATGCGCTCCGCTTCGGCCCATTCGGCAACATTGCGCGGGGGGGCTACGCGACAGGCGGCGGCTACCGCGTGAAGCAGCAGCGCTTCCACATCACGCGGCGGATCGGCGGGCAACATCCTCCATGAATTCCTTGTGCAGCGCGGCCATGATGCGCTTCTGTTCATCCGCCAGGCGGTCTGCGATGGCCGCTGGATCGGTCATTGCCGCCAGCGGCACAGCCAATTCCGGCCAGGCTTCCGAAAACCGCGCCATGGCACGGCCAAAAACACTGGTGGCGGCCTGAGAAACGGCATCGGTCTTCACCACTTCGCGCTGCTTTTCCTGGAGCCGGAGCTCAGCCAGCGCCGCTTCCGCCGCTTCGCGCTTGGCGCGCTCAGCGGAATAGTTTGGGCCAACACCATCCGCCGCGGAGAAAAGCGATTCGGCATCGGCGGCACTTGGCGCACCGATCATCTGATCGGCCAGAATAAAATTCACGCGACCATCAGCCATCAGCGCCGGCGCCGCCAGCTTGCCCAAGCGGATCAGCTTGGAAACATACGCCTTCGAACAGCCGCGATGCTCGGCATATTGGGCCTTAGTGCCAACCGTCAGCTTTGCTTCAGCGGCCATGTCGCATTTTTCCTGAAAAACAGGAGAAAATCATTCTTGCCTGGTGAACTTCCGGGCGGTTCTGTGAACCAAAATGAACCCTTTTTTTCAATTTCCAGACTAGAAAACTCGGGCGCGCAAAGCCGCCCGCATACAAATCCGCCGGGGAGGACCCGCGGTTATCCACAGCGCAAGCGCCGTGCCAACTTGACACGCAAGCGGCGTGCCAAAGTGATAGAAGGATTTTCTCAAAGCTTGAAGGCGCCGGGCGCACTTCTGCGAGATAGGTATTCATAGCACCGAAACCGGGTGGGAAGTCAAGCGGCTATTTTCACAGCCTGCCCAGCCGGCCCTTTCCACATACCAGCCCAGGCTTTGACGCAGCCGAACCAGGGCATTCCGCCTATCAATCGCCAACGCATCTGCCACTTGTTGGACGCCCCTGCCCTTCACCACCACCAGGCGCGTCAGGTCTTCCAGCGTTTCATCAGACCGCCGAGGCAGCCGCCGCGCTGGATGCCGCCTTGCCCAGGCGCGCCAGGGGCCGAAGCGCTCACGCTCCGCTTCCTCGACATAGACCAAACACTCAGCAGCGTTCGATCCGCTTGCCAACCTTTCCGCCCACTGGCTGCGCACCATCGGCATGCGCCCGCCATCCAGGAATTCCACCACCATGCGGATTTCCTGCCCCGCCCGATACTCTGCGGCCGTGATCCGCCCGCCATCCCGCAGCCCTGCCAGCTTATCCGCCCGCATCACCCGCTGATGCACCACCCGCCGCGCCAGGCCTTCCGCAGCCCGCACAGCCGCTTCAGGGTCATATTCAGCCGGAAGCCTGAACAGCGGGTCTGGACGGCACTGAGCCGCCAGCGCACGGGCTTCTTCGGCCATCGCACGGGCATGGGCTGATTCCACCACCCGCCGCGCCATGCCATCGCCAGTGACCCATGAGACCCCAGGCTGCACAACGCCGATCGCGTCATAAAGCCCCTGAATCTTCTTGATATCCGCCATATCGCCACCCCTTTCGCCCGATTTGTCCCGCACCCAGAAAAACTGTCCCGCCCTTTGTCCCTTATCTATCTATCTATCTATTTGTTATTATTTATTATTTTATTCAGCGGGACATGCGGTACATGCGGGACACACGTATTCCTGTAAATGCGCGCGACGCGCGCCCGCGCACACATGAGGAAATGCCCTGTCCCGCTTGTCCCGCTGTCCCGCTGTCAGTGTTTTCAAAGACTTACCCCGCGCCAGCGGGACAAATCACACCTTTAGCGGGACAATTGGCGGGACACTTCAATCCATCCCGACCCCCTTGCGAGAGCCCGAAGGCAGCAATTCCGGCGCCAGCCAGACCGCCTGAGCCCTGTCATTCTCCCCCGAAAAGCGCACCCGCGTCTTGATCGGCTGGGCCCTGACCTCTTCGCCATCGGCGCGCATGCGAAGCTGGGCCAACACCGTGCCCCATCGCCCGCCCTGCCATTCCGTTTGCTGATACAGCCTGGCCAGCGCCGGCCTTCGCCCCGCCGCGACGTAGAGCCCCACGCGCGCCGGATCACCCCCATCAATGGGGCACGGGGCCAGGCGCAGGCCAAGCTCCGCCAGCAGCCGCGTGGCAGGCGCTTCGGGCTCCCGCAAGGCGCGCTCAACCAAGACCGCCACGGTTTCCGAATGGCCTGGCCCGGTCAGGATGGGGCAGGCCATCAAATGCTGCAGGCAGCGCGCCGCCGTGGTGTCTTCCGCCTGTTCGGCTTCCGTCACCACCCAACCCCAGGCCCATTCCAGCGCGGCTTCCGCCTGCGCTTCCGTCAGCGGCAGATCAGCCACCATGGCTTCCCGCGCGCCGATCAACCAGCCCAACATATCCGCATAGCGCGGCGAACAGGCCTGCTTATCCAAAACGCGCCGCATCATCGCCGCATTCGCCTGCACACGCGGCCAGGCAGCGATAGCCCGCCCCCACAATGCAGGGGCGGCTTCCTGGCACCAGCTGAGCAACGCCGCCTTGTCCAGGCTTGCCACGCCCGGGGCGCGGGGCCAGAGCATCAAGCGCAGAATGCGGGTGGTTTCCGCGCTATTGGCCACAGGCGCGCCGATCGCGCCCATGACGGCGGTGCCGACCACTTCCGTCACCACGGCGGTCTGGCTGCCCTGCCCACGGAAGGACCGGCTACCTTCCCCGGTCACAATGCGCCGCAGCATCGCCAGCACGCGCAGCAATTCTTCCCCTTCAAATTCATCCAGGATCATCGGCGCCGCGCGCTGATTCATGCGCTGCCGCAACCCGGCTTCCGTGGTGTCATTCGTCATTTCACCGGCAGGGCAAAGCGCCGCCAGAATTTCGAGCAGCGTGGATTTGCCAGCGCCTTCCTGCCCATCAATCATGGCCAAGGGCCGCATGGGCGCCAGGGCGCCCAAATTGGCAATGGTCCACCAACCCAGCAGCATCCGATCCGATGCGCCGTTTTCCCAATTCCATTGTCGGAAAACTGCTTCCGCTTCTTCGGCCAGCGCGGCAGCACCAGGCGCGGGCCGATCATCTTGCCCATCATTGGGCAGGGCAATGGCGCGGGCCGCGATATACGCGATGCCATCACGAATGAAGCTTGGCTTGCGGGCGCCATCCTGGAAAAACACCCGCGCACCGGCATGCACCACAGGCTTGCCCTGATGCAGCCACACGCCAGGCCCGCGCCGCGGCGTGGCAGGGTCAAACAAGCCCACTTCCGTCATGCGCTCCGCCAGCGCCTTATGCAGCTTGCGCGGGCTGTAATCCCCGGTTTTCTTCCCTTCCTTGTCAAATTCCGGCCAGTAGCGCGCGGCCCAACCCGTGGCATCACCACCCAGCAGGGCATTCAACGCACCACGCGCCGAAAGCTTGCCCGCCGCAATGCTGATGATCTGCCGATACGCATCCACAAACCACCAGGTCTCACCGCAGACGCCCAGGCATTCCACCGGCGCGCGGGACCAATCCAAATCTTCCGGCGGGGCTTCCGGCGGGGAAGAATCACCACCACCGCCACCACCACGCCGCCCCTTGCCACCTTCCACCACCTTCAACTGGCGGGAGGCATCCGAAAGCGCCTTGTCAAACCCATCATCGAAGGTCGCCGACACGGAGCACCCCCTTCCAGCCATTGGCGCGGCACAACCTGCGCGCGGCTTCATATTCGGAAACGCCCCAGATGAATTGCGCCAGCGAGACAACACGCATCCCCCGCGCGCCACCCGAAGCCGTTTTCCAATTCCCGGAAACCGCGCAAAGCCAAATCCAATGCGCATCCACCACACCTTCAGCCGAGGCCATCAGCAGCACCGGCCAATCCAGCATGCTATCGCGCACATCAGCCCCGCGCAGGCGGCTTTCATACCAAAGCGGCGTGCCCGCGCGCGGCGCGGTCATGATCCGCCGCGTGAGGCCCATGGCCGCCAGCGCCCGCGCCAGATGCGCCGGATCATGCAAGGTAAGCTCTTCGGCAAATTCAAACGAAATGCGCTCACCCGCCTTGGTGCCGCGCTTGGGCAGCGGCGCGTAGATGCCAGTCTCGAGCCCGTGCGGCGGCCGATCATCCCACGCGGATGCGATCCGGGCGCGCAGATCAGGGGCGAGGGCGGCGGCGCTCACTCCCCACGCCCTTCCAGCACATCGCGCATATCATCCAGCGCGCGCTGCACATCCTTGATCGCGCCGATTTTCAAATACACTTCCGCCAGCGTGCGCAGCGTGGCCAGCTTCGCCTTTTCCGTTTCACTCATGAAAACACCGCCCATCACGCCGCTTCCCTCGCCTTCTGGAAGCACACCGCATGATGCGCCGCGCAATAAGCGCTATCCTGCCGGCCATCCTTGTTGCGTCGTGGGGCCGCATCACAGAAGCGCATATCTTCCAGCGCCACGCGCACCCCATGCGGCCATAACGGAAACTGACAGCCCCGCACCTGAAACACCTGCGGCCTTGGCTGCGCCGCCGCCTTTTCCCGCTTCGCCTCTGCCCCACCCAAAAAGCCCCGCGCTGGCGACGGGTTCGTTAAGCGCGCCGCCAGCGCGGGGAAGTTGGATAGGGAGGAAACGTCATGCTGCGCAGAAAAAGCCGCTGCGCCCGGCCTTGGGGCACCCGTGGCGCCCAAGCTTGTTCTGGCGGCGGATGCCGGAGGAAATTCAACACCCGCCGCCGCGCGCCGCACCACAACACCCCCATGGCGCCGCGCGCTATACTGCCGCCGCCCCGCCTTGATCGGCGAAGGGCGCGGGGGCAGGAGCAGCCGATGCGCCTTACCCACCACGGCGTTTTTCGAAATCCCCATGATGCGGCCAATTTCTGAGCCGCTATCGCCGCGCGCCCAAAGGCTGCGCAGCAGATCAATCTTTTCCAGGGGCCA